CGGTGTCGCCGAGGTTGCATTCGACGTTGGTTGTCGCGTATTCGTCGCCGAGTAAGGCGATTACGTCGGTCATTTCGTGGCGTATGTCCCTTTTGGCTGTGTTGATACTCATTTTTGGTCCGTTTCTTGTTTGTGGCGAGTGTTGGTTAGAGGGTTTTTCCGATGTAGGCGATGAGGTCTGTGAGGGTGAGGTCCGGGTCGTCGGGGTCCCATTGGAGTATTTCGATTGGGTCGTCGTTGTAGGTGTCGTCATATAGGGTTACATCGAAGATGCCGTTGTCGTCTGGCGTGTTTTCGGTGATGTATATGCTGCGTTCTGAGCTTGTTTTGCTGATTATGATGTAATTTCTTCGTCCTGCGCCGTTGATGTATTTCTCGTCGTATTCGTGGGGGAGGCTTCCATGGAGCGTGGCGAATAGGAGTTTCAGGGGTGTGTAGTTGCTCATTTTCTGTTTCCCTTTTCTTTTCCGTGGCTTGGTGTTTTCCTTGCCTGATATCTAACACTATACCCACAAACGAGATGTGACACGCCGAGGGGTATGAAAAAGGCGGCACGTTTTTATGCGTGTCGCCTTGGGTATGGTCATAGGCCGAGAAGTCTTGCCATGTCGGCTGAATCGTTGCGGAGCTTCTTTTCTCGCCTGTCAGCGCCTTTCACTTCGATCGGGACGCACATTTCGAGCAGTCGTGAATAGATGCGTTTCCTGTCGATAGAGCCTGGTTCCTTCAGATCGGCTTGTGTGAGGTTGGATGTTACGATGAGTGGTTTTCCGCTCCGGTATCGGGAGTCGATGATGTTGAAGACCATTTCATTCATGTAGGATGTGTCGCGTTCTGCGGCCAGGTCGTCGATTACGAGCAGATCCAGTCGGTTGAAGTCGTCGAGGTAGCGTTGCTTGCCGTCGAACATTCCTTGGAGGGTGTTTGTGACCCTAGCGAAGTTGGTTACGAGGCATGGGCGGCCTTGGCTGATGAGCTCGTTGGCGATGCATGCCGCTGCGTATGTTTTGCCGGTGCCGACTGGGCCATATAGAAGTAGTCCTTTGCCGCGTTTCTTCATTTCGGTGAAGTTGTCGACGTATTTGTGGGCGACGCTCATGGTTTTCTGGTCAGTTCCGTCGTCGTGGTCGAAGGTCCAGTCGGCCATTTCGCTGTCGGGGAAGCCGAGTTTGCGGAGTCGGTTTATTTCAATGCGGAGGTTTTGTGCCTGTCGTGCTTGCTCTTCGGAGTCCTGGCGTTCGCGCGCGCAGTCGCAGAGTGTGTATGGGGTCTTTTCCGTGCCGTCCCATTTGGCAATGAAGCGACATTGTTTAGGGGTGTGGCATTTGCCGCACATGAGTAGGCCGTCTTCGTTGAGGTAGTCGCCTTTTTCGTAGTGGCTGTCTTGGCTCGCTTCGCGGACCATGTTCTCGATGAGGTTGGTTTCCATTGTGGTTCCTTTCTGTTGTCTATGACAATGTTACCTCACGTGTTGCTGGCATTGTATTGCTGGCGTGTTGTGTGTTAGAACCAGCCGTTTTCGCGGGTGCATTCGGCTACGTGGCCTTCGGCGTCCTGTGCGATGGATGCGGCGTTCGGATTGGACAGAGCGTCGTGGCGGGCATTGAAGCGGGTGTTGGGGCGGGCGTTGAGGTAGCCTTCGAACTTGTTGCCGAAGAGGGTGTCAGGGCGGAGGAATTCCGCCATTTTCGGGTTGTTGAGCCAGTCGGCGCATTTCTTGTCGATGACCAGCTTCATGTCGTCGACGGTGAAGCCTTCCTTGAGGCGGGCGTTGACGAGTTTGCGCGTGTTTGCGGTGGTGGGCTTGTATTTGGTGCCGGCACGGAGGTTGAGGTGGTTTACGACTTCTTCTGTGGGGTCTGGCTTCTTTGGCTGTGCGGGTGCTTGCGGCTCGTCGAGGAGCGGCTGTGGCTCGGTGGTGTTGTGTTCAGTCGTGGACTCGGTATGGGTTTGCGTGTCGACTGGGGCTTGTGTGACGTTCTGCCGTGCCGCGAGTTCCTCCGGGGCGGCCGTGTAGTCGCACATGCGGACTCCGTTCACGTATTTCTCATGCTTGACGATGAACCGCTTGGCGATGAGCGATGCGAGGGTGTTGTCAACCGTCCGCATGGAGCATCCGCACCATTCCGCGATGTATCGTCTGGTGCCGGAGAATTTGGAGTTTCCGTCCTGTGAGAAGCCGTAGATGAGCGCGTAGACGATAAGCTCGTAGCCTTTGAGGTTGAGTTTGGTGCGCATCCATCCTTGGATTGCGATGAAGTTGTTGTCGTTTACGGCTGCCATGTTGTTTTCCTTCCGGGAAAAGTGAATCCCACCGATTGCTACCGTCTCCACCCGGTGACAATCAATGGGATTCATGCCATGTATGGTTATCTCTCCACGTAAGTGGTGGAGCATCTTACATGGCGTATGTCTTTAGTATAACACGTTTTCTAGACGACACGCCGACTTATCCGGTCCATCGTATACCAGCTGAGAGGGCCGTAATGGACCATTCTGAGTAGACCCTTGTCCTCAAGCCTTCCGATGGCGTTGGAAACGATGGTCGCGGGCAAGTCCGGGAACATCCGGGGAAAATCATCGTAGGGCATCCGAACCCAATAACGGCCGTCATGGAAATGCCTCTGTCGCCTCCTCTGCTTCCGATAATGGTCATAGAGCGGAGCGTAGACGGCCGCCGCGGAAAAACCCAGACGTTCAGACAGTTTAAGCATGGACTGAGGATCCTCCGACATCAATCCTCCTCGATGAACGAGCTGAAGAGACTGCGATTGTAGAGGATGCCACCAAGCTTCGACAATGCCGTCACCGGATTATCATACTTCCTACATGCGGTATCCCAGGCTTCGAGGACTTCCTTATCGCCAAACTTCAAGCACAGCTTCGAGAAGAACTCCCTTGACTTCTGCTCCCCATCACCACTGAAGTGAACGCCATACCTTTCGACAAGGGTGTTTCCGATAGTGTCATAAACGCTCATCATGCGATCCTTTCTTGCTATTGCGTTACCTCAAGTATACCACAAAGCAACGAAAAGCATCAAAGGCAAGGAGTAGACACTCACTATCCAACCCTTACCCTCACCTCACTCACTCTCACCCCCGGCCACCGCCATGCCCTGTTTCTTGAGGGAGGGAGCGAGCTTCGGTGGAGAGAGTAAGCCTTAAGAGCTGAAAAATTTAAGCGTTTTTCAGGTTAAGGCTTGATGACTGTTTCCGTCGGTCGGTCGGTCGTACGGCGTCGGTCATAAGAGTGATGCATTACTGTCACTGGTGCGGCATACCCCTCCAGATCGCGCTACATCTTTGTTGATGTGGCAGTGTCGGCACCCCGGTTATTCCACTGCCGTCTGAAGGGTCGGTTGAACTTCGCACATCTAACGTGAGTCTCGGGGAGGGTTAGTCTCCGTCCCCATTAACCGAGCAAGGGGCTGTTCGCCAGGGAGTTGTCGTGCCTCCGCACCCAGCTTGTACATTGTTTGATGTACGCGTGGTAGACTGGATTTTCGGTTGTTACAAGCCCCATTATAGCACATCGTGCCGTAGTGGGGTTTTTCTTTTACGTCATCAACGCATTCCCGGCATTCCTCCCCCACGCTTTCCACCGCACATACCTATAGAACGCACGTAAAGGCCCCTCAGATCGATTTACACGGCAAACCCGATAACTCGTCAGGACCGACCCACGACAGCCCGTCAGAAAGGCCTTTACGCAAGAAAGTGACGTTCCAGCATCAAAAAGCACCGAAAAAGCATCGAGAATGCCAAGCAGTGAGAGACCACCCAAGCCAAGCACCGACCAACTCTCCTCCGTGCCCTAACCAGTCGAGTGTCGGAACCAAGGCCCGAAGGGCAGCATCGAAAACCAAGCTCGTATCCTCCTAGATGCCCAGAGCCATGGAAGGAGCTCGGAAAGCATCGAGAGGGTCCATGTCTTCATGCCTCAGTCACCGAAGCATTCAAGGCTTGGTTTGGAAGACTGGTTTCGTTTTCTCTCTCTTTGGAAAGAAAGATTTATCTTTCTTTCTCTCTCTTTAGATTATCTATTAGAGTATCTGTCTATCTTATAAGGATCTATATTATAGAGTTGCAAATTTTGCAGCTTAGCTTGCTGCAGATTCTGCAGTCCCCCACTGTATATTCTGCAGCGGGTGCTGTAATGGTTGCAGTTTGTGAAAACCTCGTACGGGGGGATCTGTCCGAAGACCCACACGGGCATATGCCCCTGGTCAAACACGAACCATCGGCAATGACAAAAAAGCCCCGGCCGGTCCGGGAATCTCTTCCCAAGACCAACCGGGGCCATGCCCGCTTCTAGGCCATCACGTCTCTTTGATGCTCATGCCGTACCGTCGTGCGAAGAGCTTGCTCTTGAGCCTGTACACGTCGGTCCTCATGCCTTTCACATCCTCGACGACCTCCTTGCCGTCCTCCACGTAGACGAAGTCGGCCACGTAATAGACGGGCCGATAATGCTTGCCGTCCACGTCGAAGGCCGGGACGAGCTCATAACGCACCTGCCGGCGCAGATCCTCGATGCTCCCGTCCTTCTCCATGCCTTTCAGGACGAGATACCGGTCGGCTTCCTTACGTGAATCAAATGTAATGCCGTCCACGGTCGTCTTCCTTGCATGATATTTGCCTGTCCGCCAGCCCATGGTCACCGTCCAGTGGACCCGAAGCCATCGTCGCCACGCTCCGTTGCATTGAACGCGGATACCTGCTCCAATGATTCGCAGACTACCGGCAGCACTACCAGCTGCGTGATCTTGTCTCCGGCCGCAAGGTGGCAATCCTCCCCGCCGTGATTGTAGAGCTTGACCACGATGCTTCCCGTGTAGCCCTCGTCGATGAGCCCGGTACTCGTGATGTTGTACTTGACGTTGAGCCCGCTCTTGCTGACGAGCAGTCCGGCACACCCTCTAGGCAGTGCCACGTGCACGCCCGTATCGACTGTCGCGCTTCCGTATGCCGGTACGGTCACGGTTTTCGGTGTGCGTAGGTCCAGGCCGGCATCGGTGCTGTGGGCTCGTGACGGCATATATGCGCCGTTGTCCAGCATGACTTCCATAATACGTTTCTCCTTTGTGCTATGATTATCGATGTCGGTAAGTTTTTTGGTTCCCCTTCCCGACTGCCTTTCATTGGATAAAATAATACCCACCCGAGTGAATGCCCGGGTGGGTATTATTTTTTTTAGCGCTTGCGTCAGTTCTTGCGGTATCCTCCGTTAGCCATCTTGACGATGTAGTAGATGAGGTAGATTCCGCTGGTGAGGCAGGAGTAGATGAGGACCTTAAGGAATCCCGGGGCCTTCTTCTTGCCGCTGTCGTCCGACTGGGTCGGCGTCACGTTGTTGATGATGATCGGCTGCGGGGTTGGCTGCTGCATGGTCGGCTGGGTTTCCGTCTGGTTGGTGTTCTGCTCGGTCATTTTCTGTTCCTTTCAATGTGGTAGGTTTTTGATGCCCTACGTTGTTTGATATACACACAATATCACGCTCATTATCGCGACACGCCGAACGGACAACAAACCACCACACACCGGTTGCAATCCAGAAAAAACGAAGCTATACTGGTCCTTGTACCCCATCGCGTATATATCCCCTGATGAGTGCCCAGCCGACCATCCTTTCTTTCCCCGGTTGGGCACTTTTTTATACCCAAAACCTCCGAACCGTGCCACACACACCAACGACACCCCGATGCGAAATAAGTTGTCTGAGCACTTGAACCGTTATATAATAAGACCTATGAACGCTAAAGATTACACAGCAACAGTCCCCGAATACGCCTCCCGCTGGAAACTCAACATCCAGACCGTCCGCCGCTTCATCCGCGAAGGACGACTCAACGCAGTCAAAGTCGGCAGATGCTACTTCCTCGACCCGGACGTAATCCCCGACAAAGATGGACACTCGACCAACGAGTAGCCACCCGACCAACAAACTATTCAAGGGGTGGACATATCATCCACCCCTTAAACATCACCAAGCAAAGAAAGGCAGCCAAATGAATACCGAAATTCAGGCATTCAACTTCAACGGCGCAACATTGCGCACCCTGACCGACACGGCCGGCGACCCATGGTTCGTGCTCAAGGATTGCATGAACATCCTTGGCATCAGCAACCCAACCGAGACCGTCAAAATGTTCGACGACGATGAGTTCAGTACTACTGAAGTCATCGATTCGATTGGCCGCCGACAGCAGACGTATATCATCTCCGAAGCCGGACTCTACGGGCTCGTCTTCAAGTCTCGTAAGCCGGAAGCTCATGAGTTCAAACGCTGGATAACCCATGAGGTTCTCCCATCCATCCGCAAACATGGCGCATACATGACCCAGCAAACCATCGACAAGGCCCTCACAAACCCGGACTTCCTCATCCAACTCGCCACCCGCCTGAAGGAAGAACAGGAAAAAGTCAAGGCACTGGAACCGAAAGCCAAAGCACTCGACACCTTCACCAACGTGGAAGACAAGCTGCTTATCCGTGACGCAGCAAAGGTCCTCTCCAACTCCGGCACACCAATCACCGAAAAGCAGTTACGCGAATGGATGATCAACGACGGCTGGATCTACAGGGCTAACGGCTCATGGCATGCGACAGCGAAACACTGCACGGCAGGCCACCTCGTAATGGTCATGTCCACAAAGTACGCCACCAAGTCAGACGGTACGAAATTCGCCTTTCCCCCAACCGTACGCATCACCCGAAAAGGATTGACGCTACTCCACAGACGCCTCGTAGACACCCTCCTGACCAAAGCCCTAGAAACAACCAACAACTGACAAACAAGAAAAGGAGCACCAACATGAACGACCCGCACATCATCCTCCCCTCCGCCCGCCTAGTCGCCGACCCGGAGCAGAAGCAAACGAAGAACGGCACCCCATACCTGCTCATCCGAGTAGCCGCCAACGGCAGCCACAAGAACAAGCAGACCGGACAATGGGTCGACCACGACCCCATGTTCGCCACCATCTTCGAATACGACCAACGGCTCGCCGCAACCTACATCCAGTCCCTCCACAAGGGCACCCCGGTACGCGTCGAAGGCGACCTGAAATGGTCTGCCGGCACCGACCGCAACGGCCAGCCACGCACCGACTTCACCATCAACTACGCGACCATCACCATGGTCCTAAAGAAAGCCAGAGCACAGCAACCCACCCCACAGCAGCCCACCCCACAACAGCAGGCCGCAAACTGGGAAAACACCAACATGAACGACCCATACGCACAGTTCCCCGCCGTCGACGAATGGTAAAATAGAAAGAACGACATGAACAAGCAACATACCCCAATCAGTTACAAAGTAGGGAAAACCCTTGCCTACCTCCTCATCACCATCGCAGTTATCCTCCTCATAACAGGAAGCGTCGCACTGCTGAAACTACTCATCGGTTTCATCCTCGCCTGACCACAGCCCCCACACCAACGTGGGGGCTTTTTCACGCCTGCTAAAATAGGCAGCATGACAGAAGTAATCAGAGACCACCGCGGCCGCATCATCAGCGGAGCATGCAACCCAACAGGCAAAGGCGGCTTCCAAGAACGCCCCCAAGACCGAGGCTCCTGGACCAAAGACACCAGCCCAACCCGGTGGATCCGCGAATTCAGCAAACTCACCGCCGAAGAATTCAACGAAAAAATAAAAGACCCGAACCTCACCATGGTCCAAAAAATCGCCATCAAACACATCCTTAACGCCTCCAAGGACCCAAAGGTCGCAGCCGACTACATCGACCGACTCGACGGCAAGGCCCGCCAATCCACCGACGTAAACGTCACCGGATACGAGCCACCGAACATCACCCTCGAAGTCTTCGACGACAACCCAACAAACACCAAAGACAGCCAGTAAACACCTAAACAGGACACATGCAGATAGCAAGACCATACCGTGACCTATGGTGGTGGCTCCACACGGAGACGCCACCATACCGCTATTACTGCTATTCAGGAGGCCGAGCCTCAGGCAAAAGCACCGCCGTCGCCCAAAGCCTCATACTACGAGCCTCCGTACAACCAATCACCGTCCTCTGCGCCCGCGAATTCCAGAACTCCATCACCGACTCCGTCTACAAGCTCCTCACCGGCACCATCGAAAAATTCGGACTGCAAGGTTTCGAAATACGACGCGACGGCATCAGCCACATCAACGGCAGCAACTTTATCTTCCGGGGCCTTCACGACAACCTCCAATCCATCAAAAGCATCGAAGGCATCGACGTCTGCTGGGTCGAAGAAGCACAAACCATCAGCAAAACAAGCCTGACAACGCTCATCCCGACCATCAGACGCCCCGACTCGACCCTGATCTTCACCTGGAACCCCCTCACCAGCCATGATCCGATCTGGACATACTTCATCACCACGGATTCAGAAGAACGACTCCGCCAAACATGCCACTGGCACACCACCTTCGAAGACGTACGACGACTCATCAGCCAAGACGTCCTCGACATGATCGAAGCCGACAAACAGACAGCCGACTACGGACACGTCTGGCTCGGCCTCCCATACGCTGACACCGACAACCAGCTCATCAGCGACACCATGATCAACGAAGCCCTCCAACGCGCGACAACCGACGGCCCCACGACCTTCGGAGTCGACGTTGCACGATACGGCAACGACCGCACCGCCCTCACCATCAAAACAGGCAACCGGATCGAAACACTCGAATCATGGACCCACGCAAGCATCGTCGACACAGTCGAACGAATCAGACTACGCGCATCCCAACACCAGCCGATCGACATCCGCGTCGACGACACAGGCGTCGGCGGGGGAGTCACCGACCTGCTCAAAACATACGGGCTACCAGTTACCGGCATCAACTACGCCGGCAAAGCCAAAAGCCAACAATACCCCAACATCGCTTCGGAACTATGGTTCGACTTCGCCACCATGCTCCCCCAACTCAGCATCAACCCACAACTCGCCGACCTCCCCAAACTCACCACCGAACTAACCACACGCAAATGGCACATAACCAGCCGCAACCAACGGCAAATAGAAAGCAAACAGGACTACAAGGACACCATGAACCTCGGAAGTCCAGACCTCGCCGACAGCCTGCTCCTTGCCTGCTATGAGCCACCAAAACTCCCCTCATGGGACGTCGCAGTATGCTAACCAACACACACTGCGATAAACTATGAAACATACAACATACCACTGCAAAACGAGGTAAAATGACCCTTCTCAACAACATTCGGGCAGGCTTCACAAGCGCCTTCGGCCGTACCGACGCCCCACACGCCACCCCCACCCCAGCAGGCGGCAACACATGGCAGCCAATGGGCGGCAACACCATCCCAATGCACGACATCTACGACAACATCTTCCCCTACGTCAACGCCATTGCACAACGCTTCAGCACAGTAATCCCCTACGCCGTCACTACGGATGGCGAAAAACTCGACCCAGCCCCTGCAGCGCTGAGAGCACTGTACGCCCCCAACGACACCTACAGCTGCCTCGAATTCCTTAAACTCATCTCCTCCGGCATGCTCACCCAATCCCACATCGACATCCTCGTCTGGACACAGGAAGGCCCCGGCGGAAACATCACCCCGGACAACATCACCGGCTACACCATCCTCCCCACAAACAGCCGCGTCTACAACGACAATCGCAGCGACTGGTACCACCGCGTAACCATGGACCTCGGCAACGGCCCCACCCCATACGAATTCACCCGCGACGAAACCATCTCACTAAGCTACAGCCGTCACCCGAACGACCCCACCCGAGGCATCAGCCCAGCAATGACCATCAAAAAATGGGCCAACGTGGACGACATGATTGCCGACTACGAACGCGGCTTCTTCGGCAACAACGCAGTCCCCGCCGGCATGCTCGGCATCGTCTCCGAAAACGCCGAAGACTTCCAACGCAACCGCGCACGTCTCGAGGAAACCTTCCGCGGAGCCGGCAACAACAACGGGATCGTCTACAACATGGTGCCCGTCGACCCAATCTCCCACAAACCCAGCCAAACCAGCAAACTCGTCTGGGTCCCATTCCAAAACTCCAACGACACCCTCGACCTGCAAACCGTATCCGACGTAGTCAACAACCGACTCGCCAACGCGCTCGCCGTCCCCGACATCATCCGCGGCATCGACAACGGCCAAACCTACGCCAACGCCGAAATGGCCGAACGCTCCTTCATCGAAAACACCCTTAAACCCCTCTGCATGACCGTATGGGACAAATGGCAGTTCGAACTCGACCGCATCACCGGAGGCCTCGGCTACGGCATCACCTTCGACCTCGACCTGCCAGCCCAGACCGAAGTCGAGAAAGCACAAGCGGAAACCCAGCAGATCCGCGTCAACAGCCTCATCCAACTCATCAACATGGGAGCCACAGTCGAAAGCGCAGTCGACGCACTAGGACTCCCCGAACCCTACAAACGACTCAACCTCCACCAAACCGACACAACCACACTCCCCCACCTCCCCTCAAAAAGAAACACCACGAAAGCCACCAAAAAAACAGACGACATGACAACCGAAAACCAAATACTGCCAGCAACCCGCACATACGTCGACAGGATCATCCGCCTCACCCGACGCTCCCAAAACGGTCTGAAAGACGACCTCGAAACAATCAGCCGCCAATGGATCAACGACGTAGAAAACACCCTCATCGCCCACCTCACCGACTACGCACACAAAACCGGCATGAAACTCGAACAAATCCTCACCGCATGGGCCGAACTCCACCCAGAAAACCCCATCGCCATCGACATCCAGTCCTACACAACCCCCGACTGGCAGAAACTCTACGACTGGACCACCCTACCCGACAACATCAAAACAGCATACGAAACCCACCTGCAAGAAATAGCCAACACAACATCCCAAACCATCACCAACAAAACCCTGGAACTCCTAAACCGAGCCAACCAGGAACAATGGGACGCACACCGACTAAACGACGAACTAACCCGAATAGGCAACAACCACGCCGAACTAATAGCAAGATGCGAAACCGTCCAATCCCAAAGACTCGGAAGCCTGTACAGCGCCCGTAACCTCAGCGAAACACTAGGCGTCAGACTACAGAAAGTATGGCGCACCACCGGAGACGGCAACACATGCGACTTCTGCCAACACATGGAAGGCACAACAAAGCCACTCGACTCCGCCTACATGTCGTCGGACGCGGTTATCACCATCGGCGACCACACCTACACCAACAGCTTCGAAACCATGATCACGCCAAACGGCCACCCACGATGCCGCTGCTACGAAGACTACGAAGTCGTGGAAAACTAACCAGCCACACCGATTACCGTGATATCATTATGCTCGTCAGGACATCAACCACTGGTGCCACTGACGAGCACCACTGCACCAATCCGAAAGGATGATATGAAGATTCGAGAGAGTCTCACATACGGCGGTGCCGCTGAAACCGAAGGCCGAACCCTCACATTCCTCGCCAACAGCGGCAAGAAAATGAGCAACGGCCTCACCGTGGATCTATCCACACTCAAAGCGCCACTCATCGACGGCACGTTGAAACTCGTGGACGAACTCACGGAATCAGACCAACTCACACTCCCCCTTCTCATCGACCACGAGCCCAGCATCGAAGCACAGGCAGGCACCATCACCCGTCTGTGGACCACCGACGCCGGACTCATGGCCGAAGCGAAGCTCAGTGAAGTCGACAACGGCGAACGCGTCCGACGACTCGCCGCAGACGGATGTCTGACCAACAGTTTCAGTATCACCGTCGAATTCCCCGAACGGCCCAACAAGGACGGCATCATCCACAACAGCGAACTGGTCGAAATCAGCGTCGTCTACCGTGGAGCCGACCCGAAAGCAGCCTTCACATCAATCAACCAAAGAAATGGAGATAACATGAACCCGAACCTCATGAACAAGGTGGCACGCACCGTCGCCGAATTCAAACTCACTCCGGACGAAGCCACCTCGCTGACCTCGTCCATCACCGACATCATGCAGGACGCCGTCGAAGACCTCACCGAAGCCGTTACCGACCAGACCGACAGCCAGGCGGCCCCGACCACCGCTCCGGAGGAACCGGTACAGTCCGCCAACAAGCGTCCGCTCGTCATCATCAACAAGAACAACCGTACAGCCAAACAGTCCGGCGTCGCCTCCTTCTCCCACTCCCGCGAAACGTGGCTCGACTCCCCGGACGCCATGGCCGCATTCGAACGCACCCTCATCGACAACGACAACAAGGGCGTGGAAGCCTTCCACAAGGAGTGGGCCGACACCGTGTCCCGCAACATGGCCGACACCGCCTCCTTCGGCGTAGGCAAGAACGACGTGGACAAGTTCGTCCCGACCGAAGCCATCACCACCATCAACGACGCTTTGAACACGCGCGGTTCCGGCCTGTGGAACCTGTTCCGCAAGACCGGCATGGACAGGCTCACCATCGGCGGCAACGTCCTCGGCCTATCCGAAGAGACCCGCGCACACGGCTACCCGGTCAACTCCTACGGCACCAAGAAGAAGGAACAGACCCCGTCCTTCGTCAAGCGTGAACTGACCGCCGACTACACGTACAAGTACATCACCCTCAACAAGGGCGATATCCGTCGTACGCAGAAGCCGGGCGCACTGCTCCGCTACATCCTCTCCGAACTGCCGAACTACATCATCCAGACCATCGAACGTCAGGTCGTGCTCGGCGGCTACGAGGACATGGCACACTTCCGCGCCATCACCACCGACGCGGCAGACAAGGCTTCCGACTGGGCCGGCAACAAGTTCGCCCTCTCCTACACGCTCACCGAGGAAGCCCCGCTCATGGGCTTCGTGAAGGCCTCCCACATGGTCCGTGCACAGGGCAACAAGGTCCTCGTCTGCAACGCCGACACGGTAGCCGACCTTCTCATGAGCGCCAACGCGAACGGCAACACGTACATCGCCCTCGGCGGTGACGACACGCTCGCCCGTGCCCTCGGCGTCTCCCAGATCATCACCCCGGAATGGTGGACCGCGGAAGACGACAAGACTACGGCCGGCGTGGTCATGTCCGCTTCCCACTACGCGCTCGTCGGTGACACTTCCGTCGAATCGTTCACGAACTTCGCTCTCCAGACCAACACCAACGAATACCTCCAGGAGATTTACGCTGGCGGTGGCTTGGACGCTGAGAAGTCCGCAGTGGTCATCAAGCCGAAGGCCTGATAATGAACGCTGAAATGTATTCTCGAATCGGCGGCAAAGCACTGCCGGAAGATAATCTGAACACGGTTAAGGTCATCAACTTTGTGGACAAGGAGGGTCAGCCGGTGGCTTTCGGTCAGGGCGTTCAGGGTCCGGCTGGTCCCGCTGGTCCCGCTGGCCCGAAGGGCGACATTGGTCCCGCTGGCCCCGCTGGCCCGGCTGGCCCGGCTGCCACGATCACCAAAGCCGCCCACGTCGACCCGGACACCGGCTCGGTAGCGGAAGTAGTACACGCCCTAATGAACGCTGGACTCATGGAATCCGCCTGATAGCCAGCCAATAAACACCACTAGGTCCTATCGTTACAATAAACGGTAGGACCTATTCATATATCCACGGAGGAAAAATGATAATCGACGACAACATCATCACCCAAGTCGGCGAAACCACCTACACGACATGGAAAGACGCCGCACTCGCAGACCTAGCCAACATGCTCTGCATGATCGACCTGTCCCAGTCGACCACCGACCTGACAGGCATTGTCTGCGACGACGGCAAACACGTACTCCTACCAGCATGGTATTCGAACGTAACCGGCGTGGAATCCACATACGGCACCAGCCTCGAATACACCATCGAATACGCCAAACCGGACGGGCTGACCCCGGAAACGAGCTACGCGAACACCCTCACCCTCGACACACCATACCTCCCCGGCATGGCAGTCACCATCACCGGAACCCACGGCTTCCGCCAGCTCCCCGCACCACTCACAACCATCCTCGCCGCCATCATCCAAGCCGACCAGTCAATTGCCGACCGATCCGACAGCATCACCTCAAAACGCATCGAAGACGTAAGCGTCTCCTACGCCACCAGTACACAAACCACACTCGAACACTCCCTCACCCCATACAAGGCACTGCTCGACACGTGGAAACTCTGCCCCACCAACCCCGACACCGGAGGACTCCTCAGCATGCCAACCCCCCACCATGACCAGCCATGGTGGCTCAACACGCAAGACTACCTAGGAGGCGACCACGCGTATGGCATCGCAATGTAACCCATTCACCTTATTCCCCAACCAAACCCAGACATCCACCATCTGGAAATACACCGCACCCGGCCTCGACAACATCAAAATAGCCAACGTGAAAACAATCATCAAACATTCCACCGAGTCAGACCAGCCAGCCGAATACGCGAGCCGTATCGCCACCCGCCGCTTCCACATACAACCGGACACACTTCCCGAAAACCTCCGAACCGACATGGAAGCATGGCCGGACCTCATACTCCAACTCAACAACAACCGAACCTACCAAATCACCAAAGCCAGCCGAGGAGACGACATGGACACCGGCAAAACCATCTTCATCACCCTCACAGCCCACCCCTACGGACGAAACAGCCTATGAGCTACCAACTCAAAGCATCCGCCACATGGGCCCGTAAACTCTCCACCCAACAACTCAACAAAGGCGGCGTACGCATGATGACCGACATCCTCCGCCTAGCCCGCCAAAACGCGCCAGTCAAAACCGGCGCACTCCGCAACAGCGGCCGTTTCCAACAAGCCGGCACGCTCCACTGGCGTATCACATTCGGCAACAATCGTGTCCCCTACGCTCGACTCCGCGAACACACCAACCACCTCCACCCAAACACCACCCGCTACCTCGAACGAGCAGCCACCACAGCAAACAACAAAATCAAAACCTACTTCAACCTCTAAGGACCCACCATGATAGACCTCGCAATATGCATGGCCCTACAAAACGAAGGCTACGGCACCTACGGAAAAAACCTCTTCTTCGGCACAAGCCCCGTCCTCGACACCGGCACCATCACCAACCAAGAAGGAATATGGGTCAACGCCAACACCATCGACGTCAACGGCGACCTCTACACAGACCAAATCACCATCAGCAGCCGATACAACGACGTCCTCACCCAAGGACGGCTCATGCTCCGACTACTTAACCTCATCAACAACACACTCCCCCACTACTGCCAACTCACCTGCCAGCCAATCACCAACATCACCTACGAAAGCATCCGCACACACACAGCCACAGCAATAGACCTAGACGCCATCGACCACGAAGGCCACTGGGTAAAAAGCATCCGCTTCCAAATCGACTACAAACTCAACCCCACAACACTGTAAAATAAAAACGGCATAACACACCACAAACAAAACACGCCAACCGAAAGGAAAAAAATGGCATCCTACCCAATCATCGGCAAAAAAACCGTCTACATCGACGACATGATCATCCCCCCCGACTACATCCAAGACGAAGTCGGCACCATCACCCTCACCCCAAGCACCACCGAAATCGCCAGCCAATCAGGCACCATCAAAGTACCAAACGGCAGCTACGACGAAATGAGCTTCGAACTCAACGTCATCTGCCCGTCGGTCCGCTTCCTCGGCATGCTATTCCCCGAACTCTACCACAACGCCAAATTCAAACGCGTCATCAGCGGAAACACCAGCGAAACCGGCCAAGTCCGATTCGGCGGCAACGAATGCGTCAGTAACACACCCCGAGACATCATCATCCACAACGTCTGCGACGGACACTCCAGCGCACAAGACTTCCGCATCCCACAAGCACTCATCAGCGCAGGCGGCGAATTCAAAATCAGCCTCAGCGACCCCTTCGTCGTAACCCTCTCCGGAACCATGACCGCCAGCCCAGAAGGCGCAGTAGTCATGGGCGAACTCGACCTCGACACGCCATCCTACTATGATGAGACCACTGGCTCTATCAAAACAGCAGAAAGTTCAATCACTGAACTAACTGCCACGCCGTCCACCATCTCCGGCAAAGCAAACGACACGGTGAAAATCAACGTGACCGCCATGCCGAACGGTTCCACCGGCAACATAACCGCCACCGTCTCCGAAACAGGCCTGGCTGACACAGTCGACAATGGTGACGGCACATGGACGGTAACCCTGAAACAGGAAGGCACCGGCACCATCACCTTCAAAACAGGATCCGCGCAGGCCGTCGTTAACGTTACCGTGGCAGCCTGAACCAACTAAGAAAGCCTGTCACCGTTACAATACGATGACAGGCCTTCCAGTCAACACAATGGCAAATAAAGGAGCCAATACTCATAATACCATATTCAAAGGAGCAGAAATGGCTACACCAATCCTGAACATCGACACTCGCAAGAGCTTCCGCCAGCTCACCATCAAAATCGATGGTATCACCTACACCATGCGTCCCCTCGGTTCGAAAGACATGCTCACCATCCTCGACCATGCCGAAGCATTAGACAAACTCGCCACCGGCCGAATGACCAAAGAAACATTGGAAACCGCGGAAGACATTATCTTTCCTCTCGTCGCCAACCTGATGAGCCCGGACAATGCTTTCCAGGAATGGGCTAAGCAGACCAGACAGCGTAGCGACCTCGCCTACTTACAGGCAATGACCGCGCTCTGCAAGCTCATGGCTGAAAACCTCACCCTCGACATCAAAGGCTGACATACAAAAATGCGTTCATGGGATAGTCTTCTCACCCCCGCTGAAAAACAACGGATGCAAACATTCAAACAACAGGAAACACGACAACATGCTTCACCTAGCATTCGTATCCTCGCTGAACTCGGCAGCCTATACGGGTGGGAAGCTATCCATGACGCATTGGACAACAAGCTAACACCAAGCCTAATGCTCGACCTGATCAAAGAAGGCCGACACCTGCATCAAATCCGTTTAGCCGAACAATACCGGTTGACCTTCGAATGCTTGACCGCCGCATTCACCAAACACGGAGACCAGAAAATCAGCCGCATCATAAACGAGCTCGGAAAGGACTAATACATGGCTGACTCCACGCTTATACTCGACGCGGAAATTAACACCAGTGATTGGGAAGCTGGTGTTAAAACCATTCAAAATGGTAGCCGTCAGATAGAACAATCCGCCCGCCAAGCCGGTGATGGCATGGACCAGATCGATAAGTCTTCCACCAAGGCTTCCGGTAGCACAGGTAAATTCGCGGCTATCGCGGGAGCCATGGGAGGGTTGGTGTCTACTGGCGTCAGCATGGCCGTGGACGCGATAAGCAACCTTAGCGGTGACATCATCGAGGCTTCAGACAGTGCTCAGAAGTTCGCGAGTACACTAAGTTTCGCCGGCCTGGACACGAGCACTATCGACCAGTTGACCGCCAGTACGCAGAAGTATGCGGACCAGACAGTGTACGACCTGTCCGATATTCGTAATACGACCGCACAGTTGGCTGCGAACGGTGTCGATAATTATGCGAATCTATCCGAAGCTGCCGGTAATCTTAACGCTGTCGCTGGCGGTAACGCGGACACGTTCCGGTCGGTTGGCATGGTACTCACCCAGACGGCTGGTGCGGGCAAGCTCACGACCGAAAACTGGAATCAGCTGAGTGATGCGATACCAGGCGCGTCGGGCAAACTCCAGGAAGCCATGCTGAAGAATGGCGCATACACGGGTGATTTTCGTGATGCGATGGCAAAGGGTGAGATTACCGCCGAGGAATTCAATAAGGCTGTCATGGACTTGGGTATGACTGATGCTGCGAAGGAAGCAGCGACCAGTACCCAAACCATCGAAGGTGCGATGGGTAATTTGGAAGCGTCCGTCGTTAACGTGGGCGTGCAACTCTTGGACTCGTTCAAAGGCCCGTTGACGGAAGCCATGAGCAGTCTTGCTGATGGTATCGGCAGTCTGCCTGGAATGTTTAAGGGTCTCGTATCGTCGGCTGGCCCGGCCTTGAGCCAGATCGGTAGCGTGTTCCAGTCTTCTTTCGCTCCGGTAGCCCAGATCGTGTCCGGCCAATTGTTGCCTGCTTTGCAACCGTTCATGCAAGCCTGTCAGAATCTGGGCAGTGCGATCATGCCTGTCTTGAATGCCGCGTTCCAGGCTTTCACTCCGGTATTGGGTTCACTGGTCGCGAAACTCACGGAGGTCGGGGCAACGATCATGACCACGATCACACCGGTCATTAATAATATGGCTGCGGTGGTGCAGGCGGCGTTGCCGACTGTTCAAACCATGTTTACGACGGTCGCAGCGACCATTCAGGGTGTCATCGATGCGGTATTCCCGTATATTCAGACGGTCATCACGAGCGTGATGAATGTCATCAATGCGATCATCACTACCGTACTGGCAGCGGTTCAGGGTAATTGGGATGGCGTATGGGCTGGTATCGGCAATATTATTACATCCGTATGGAATGGTATTAAAGCCAACGTGTCGGCCGCTATCAATGCTGTTTCAGGCGTGATTAGTTCGGTCATGGGTTCCATCACTGCTTATTGGAGTGGCGTGTGGAATTCAGTCAAGGGACTGGTGTCCAGTGCGTGGAATGGTATCACCAATGCCGTTAGCAATGGTGTCAACAGTGTCATGAACGCCGTGCGTGGTATCGGCGGTAAGATCAAGGGCGCGTTCAGTGGGGCTGGTAGTTGGCTGTTGAGTGCGGGCAGAAACATCATCATGGGTTTGGTCAACGGTATTAGTAATGCGATCGGCGCGGCCGTGTCGGCGGCTAAGAACGCGGCTGCCAATGTCGTGAACGCGGCTAAATCCGCTTTGGGTATTCATTCCCCGTCTCGCGTGTTCCGTGACGAGGTAGGCAAGATGATTCCGGCTGGTTTGGGCAAGGGCGTGGAAGCGAACATGAGTTTGGCTGTGAACCCGGTCCAACGCATGGTCGCTGATATCATGCCGAACAGTCTGTTGAACAGTCCGGCGGGTTTCCCTGTCTCGTCTCCGGTTTCAGCGGACACGAATAGTGGTCCTCGCGTGTCGGCTCCGATTACGGTGAACGCGTCGGATCCGATGGCAGTTGCTCGTGAGACGGTACGCATGATTAATTTCGCTTACGTGTAAAGGAGCTAGTCTAGTCTTATGAGCTTTTTCCCGATTGATTCTCGTGATATCCAGTTGACGTTGAACGGGTTCCCTCTCTATGGGATGGATGATAATGGTTGCGAATGGCATGTGACCTTTCAGGACGTGTCTGGATTGTTCGATGGTGTGGCTTCCACGTTGAGGACGAGTGAAAAGACAATGACTGATGGCTGGTATGGTAACCTGCCACGACTGCAAGGCCGGACCATCACCGTCGAGGGGCATATTATCGGCCGATGCACGGAATCGTGCGTTACGTCGTGGAATGCGTTCAAAAGCGTTTTGGATGCTGACGGAATGCTGTTGACCGTACGATTGGGGAATATTGGCCGTCAGGTACGGGTATGGCAGTCGGCGTCAGCCCCGTTGATTAAATGGGCTGGGGTGAATATGCTCCATTTCAGTCTTGGGTTGACGTCTTTAAGCCCGTACTTGTATGGGTTGGATTCGGTGTCTGGTGTTTCCGGACTGCCGAGTTCGTCTGGCGGCATGCAGTTCCCTTACCATTTTGAGGAGGATGGCGTCTCCTTGTCGTCTTGGATGTGGAGCGAGGAAACCGTAACCGGTAACGTGGCATTGTCGAATGTTGGTACGGCTCCTAGTCCGGTGATGATCCGCATTGACGGTCCTGTCGTAAACCCGCAGGTATCGCATGTTAGGAGCGGCCATGTCATGGCTTTCGCTATGAGTTTGGGTTGGGGCCATTACGCGACCATTAACGGTGTGACGCATGAGATTCTGATTGATGGGACCGATCCTGCACGTGGCCGTGTCACCCGTCGTGAGTGGAGTCAGGCGGAACCCGGTGAGAATGTTTGGGGTTTCAATGCTGGCGAGTATTCAGCTGAGGCTCGTATGAGTGTTTCGTTTTATCCGGCTTACCTGTAAAGGAGTAATGTCATGGATTCGACTGATGTTTGGAATGGGGTTTCTGTTTTCGGTCATGGTCGAGTTACGTGGGATACTGCTGGGTTTCAGTTCCTTGCCGTGGCTCTGTCTAGCGGGACCGTGTTGGCTGAGTTTCCGGACTTGCAGGTTTCCAAGCTTTCGTATCGTTTCGAAGAGACGACGAGTGAAACGATGGTGCTTCCGTGGCGGAATATTCCGTCCAATTGGGGTGAGGCTACGATCCCGTATGGGGTGGCGATCCTCTTGGTTCGTGGTTCGACGGTATTGTGGGGTGGTATCGTCGTCAAACGCGAACGTACCTTGCAGGGGAGCGGACTGTCTCTCACCGTGGTGACCGTGGAACACTATTTGGATAGCGTGTACGTGAAGGATCATGTGTATTCGAATCGTGACCAGTGTGAGATTGTGAAGGATCTTGTGTCGAGTACTCTCACGGATCACCGGTTCATGCTTTCGGTGGAGGTGTCTCCTAGTAGCGTTCGTCGTGATAGGACGTATGAGGAGTCTTCTGATAAGACGTTGTTGAGTGTTCTTCAGGAGTTGTCGAACGTGCAGAATGGGCCGGAATGGTGTACGTCATGGCGGGTCGTTGATGGTAGGTATACGCCGGTTTTGACGGTCGCGGATAGGATAGGTTCCGTTACGCCTGTTACGACGTTTGATGAGAGCGTGATGACGTCTTTCAAGATCGTGGAAGATTATACGAGTGGTTATGGCGCGAACATGGTGTGGGCGGTCGGGGATACGACCGGTGAAGACCAGTTGCGTTCTGATACGATGGTAGCTGATCAGTCTTATCGTCCTGTTGTGGAGCATGTCGTCCGTCCGTCGTCGAGCATTACACAGAAGGAGACTTTGAATGCTCACGCTTCGGCTTCTTTGAGGCAATTGCGGGATGGTACGAATACTATGAGCATGACGTTGAGCCTGTTGGCCGCTCCGATCGTTTACGAGGAGTGGAGGCCCGGGGATGTCGTCGCGTGGACTGTCGCCGATGATGATGGTCGGTTCACTGGTTTCGATCATGGTGAGGCGCGTGTCGTCGGCTATGATATTGATTTTAGTGAAGTGTGGACCATTACGCCTGTGTTGCAGTAGGAGGTTCTGATGCAAAGTAAGTTCAGGTTTTCGCTTGATGGGGTGGATGCTACTGCCCGTCAGTTTGCGGAGGTTCGCCGTCAACTGCGGGAACTGCCGGCTAGTGTCGGTAAGAGTGTCAGTCGATTGGGGGAACGTGTTTCTGATGTCGAGAAGGATTTTGAATCGTTGACCACTGAGCAGACTCGGTCTGATGCTGGCGAGGAGAATGCGGTGGTGGTGCCGGCTCATGGTGGTACCGGTGTTCGGAACACGTTTGATAGGCCGCTTTCGTTGACTCCTCGGAAAACGGTTTATTGTCTTTATGATGGCACGTTGGGGGTTGACTGTTCGTCAACGTATTCGGTGACGAATGTCAGGGATGCCGACGAGTTCGTTTCGGTGGATGCCCTTCGCCGCGTGAAATGGCGGGTGTATTTGATGAATGATGATCTGAACCTGAAGCTTGATGACGCGGTTCCTGCCATCGGTTTGATAGCTGAAGATTTGGATGATGCCGGGCTTGGTTTTTTCTGTGAATATGACGAGGAGGGGGATCTGACCGGTGTTGACTATCCGAGGTTGAGCGTGGCTGCTTTACGGTTGGCTCAGCAGGCCATGGATGAGGTGGACGAGCTCAGGGCGGAGGTTGCCCGGCTATCTTCCGTGGTAGGTAAAATGGGTGTGTCCACGTCTGAATGATTGATTGTGAGGAATGACTTATGGCTGATATTGTTTTACATCCTTTGACCGCTTTGAATGGAGCGCCTGTTTACACAGCTGATGATTACCGTCATGCTGTTAATCCGTTCTTGTTCCCGTCTGATGGGTCTGCTTTCGATTGTCCTCAGGGTGTCCGGTATGGCAGTCCTACCCCGTTAGCGACGATTGACGGGGTAACCGTCACTGTCAAGCCTCATTGTGGTACCGTGAGCCCGTGGGCGGGGAGTGGTGCGTATACGTATGCTATTACGGAGCCTATGACGGTGAAGGTGCCTGATTCGACCGGCGACTATTATATTGTGGTCGCCGCGTATGATCCGAGTCTGTCTCATGGTGAGACTCCCGGTGCTTGGTTGCAGTCGTGGCCGGCCTCGACTCCCATCAGTGATATTAATGGTTTGGTTTTGGCTAGGGTTAATGCTGGTGTTGTGTCTGATGTGGCTCCAAAGCTCCATGCTGATGGCACGATTCAGGTACATAATTGGTCGCAGTTGTCTTCAATCTCGATGGCTAATGGTGTTGAAGCTGTTACTGAGGATAATAGTATGCGGTATCGTCGTGATGGTGGTGTTTGGATGGCGTTGTCTGATATCCAGTTGTATCCGGGTCAATGGGCCAAGGATTGGCATGTTTGGTATAAGTGTTCGAAGTACGGTAATATCGTCAGTCTTATGGTCAAGGCGACGAGGGGCGATGAATGGGTGGCGAAAGCGTGGGAGAAGAGTCAGATTTTGACGTTCCCGGATTATGTGAAGCCGAACGTGACGGATTTTAATGTTCCTGCGGCTGGTGTTGTTAACAGTGGTTTCCAGTTGGATAAGACTGGCTTGTATGTGAGGCCTTTTGCGGATATTACTTATGGGAAGGGTGTGTGGACTTCTGCGACTTTGTCGTGGTCGGTATGATATATGAGGAAGCCCCGGTTGTGTGCCGGGGCTTTTTCGTATCGTTTGGGGTTAGAGTGGGCAGATGCGGGTGCGGAGTTCGTCGGGTAGTGATGGTTTGGGGTTGCGTGTGAGGAATTCCTTGTCTTCGACAATTTCGCAGAATTTGGCGAGCCAGTGGCCTAGGTTGCGGATGTAGCTGGTTTCCAAGTCGTTGATGTGTTGGAGTTCGTCGCGGCTTTCGATGAGTTTGTTTATTTTTTCGTCTTGGGCGTCGATTTGTTTTTTGAGTTCGCCTTGTGCTTCGACGAGGTGTTGGTAGGCGGTGGTGAGGTTGTTGCGGCGTGTGGTGGCCCATGTGATGGTGCCGCCTACTGCTATGCCGACGAGTCCGATGATGGATGTGATTAGTTCGGTCATAGAACTAAGTCTAGCGTATGGCTGTTTTGCTATGCTGTGGGGTATGGACCGTGAATCAGTCGAGGATATTGTCCTCATTCTTTTAACGTCGTTTCTTATTGGTATCATGGTGGTAGGTGGTTATATTCTTATCACCATGATTCCGGCTTTTGCCCGGTTTCTTTTTACCGTCTGGTATGTTTTAACCATTTGAAAGGAGATTGGTCATGTCTTACGAAAATATTACACGGTATGATAGTCCGAATTATACGAGCGGTCGCCCGTATGGGATTAAGTTTATTGTGATTCACTGGTGGGGTGACCCGAATACTCATCCCACGTTCGAGGGCGTGATTAACACCCTGTGTAGTCCGTCTCGTGGTGCGTCCGCTCATTACGTGGTCGAGGATGGCCGTGTGGCCTGTATTGTGGACCCGGATGATCGTGCGTGGCATGCCGGCGATGGTGTCGGTGTCCGTTCGAAGGGTAATGACATGGGTATTGGCATTGAGTGCAATCCGCGTCAGTCTGACGGTGATTATAAGACGATTGCCGAGCTTATTCGTGATTTGCGTAATGAGTATGGTGATTTGCCGTTGATTCATCATAGGGATTGTTCCGCTACACAGTGTCCGGGAACGTATGATTTGGCTCGTTTGGACAGGTTGGCTCGTGACTTGGAGTCGTCGACGTCCGTGAATCCGTTGCCTGTTCAGCCGGCTACGCAGTCGGTTACGAAGCTTGAGGTCGATGGCTCGTGGGGTCCTTTGACGATGCGTAGGGCTCAGGAGGTTGCCGGCACGACCGTGGATGGTGTCATGTCCGGTCAGATTCGCTGTTTGGAGAATCAGAATATCGCCTGTTTGAAGGAGGGTTCTTCCGGTAGTGATTGGGTTGAGTGGATGTCTCATCGTTTCGGTATTACGGATAGGCCGCGTAATGCGGGTCCTGAGTTCATTCACCGGTTTTTGATGGAGATGAATGGTTTCTCGGGTGACGGTATGATTAGTCCGGCTCCGAGTATGGCCGTGAAGGAGTTCCAGAAGCGGCTTAACGACGGCCGTATTTTCAACTGATTGAAAGGATTGTTTATGGTTAAGCATGTAGTATTGGCTGATGATGAGCTGTCTGGTGATCCGACGGCTGATACCGCTATCACGAATGAGTGTGCGGATGGTTCGGATAATTATGTGCCTACGTTCGATGTTGAGACGCGTCGTTGGGCGTATTTGGTGTCCGGGCTGGTGGGTATCGCCGGTGCTGTCATGAGCCTTGTGAGTGCCGTGCCGGGTGTTCCGTCGTGGGTTGCCGTGGCTGGTGGTGCTTGCGCGCTGGTTGGTTCCGGTGTGGCTGGCTTGTTCGGCGTGCATTATGCCGGTGTGAGCCGCTAGTCTGCTTCTGTTATAAGAACGCCCCGCGTTCGGCTTGTTCGGCCGTCTGCGGGGCGTTTCCGTATGTTCTGGGGTTACTTCCAGTGGAAGAAGCGGATGGTGATTGGGGCTGTCATGGTGAAGTCATGTCCGATGCCGTTGTTTATTTCGTGGATTGGCGTGGTTTCGACTTCTTCGATGCTGTTGAGGAGCCTGTAGAGGTCGATGAAGGCGTGGTAGTCTTGGATGCCGATGTTGCCGTAGTTAATTTCCGGGTCGAGTCCGTCTTCGTCGAGGATGGTGCCGATTTTCGGTTGTTGCATGATGAGGCTGATGATGGTGGTGAGGTATTTGACGGTTTCCATTGTTTGTTCCTTTTTGTGTTGGTCAAGCTTTTTTGCTTGATGTGTTTAATATAGCATCTTGCGGCGTGTCGTATTCGTGCAACACGCCGCAAGATGAGTCATTCAAAGAAGACGTCGCCGCCGAGCTTGGCATTGATCCGCTGTCGGTATTCCTTGCGTGGGTGTCTCAACCCGTTTTCCCACATCATGATGATGGTCGGACTGGATACGTGGATCAGTTTGGCGAGTTCGGCTTGTGTGTATCCATGCCGGTTCCGCCAATATTTGAGCCGCTGTGTATTGGTCGTCTGCGTTCTTATGAGGCGGTAGTCGACCGGGGTATGACTGCCGTCGCGTTCGATGGCGTAGAAGAGTCCGGTATAGGCGTTCTGGTGGATCGTGACCTTCCTGCCTTTGATGATAGCGGTGAATGGTTTCGTTGCCATGGTTTCTTATTTCCTTTCGTCCGGTGTTGTGAGGTCGAGGAGTTCTTGCATGTATTCCTGGCCTTTTTTGGTGAGTGCCCATCGCCAGCATGGTCGCTTCCTGGTGCTGAGTCCGTTCCTGTCGACGCGGTGGGTGTATCCTGCTCGTTCGAGTTCGACCATGCGGCTTCTTAGGCTTTGTGGCGTGTCGTTGTATCCGAGTGTCGATGCTATTGAGGTCAGGTGTTCTTGTGTGATTGGCTCCTTGAATAGGCAGAGGATGGTTATTACGTGCAGGCGTGGGGTGTTGTGCATTAGATTCTGCTTTCTGCTTGATGTCGGTAGTAGGCTGCGATACTTGTGGCTGTTATGAGTCCGATTATCCATTTGATGCCGAAGCGGATGTGGAAGGCTTCCGCGGTTATCGTCCATGTGGGGAGTGCCATGTATGGGCTGAGACACCATCCGCAGTAGGCGAGCGTACCGAGGCTGCGGGTGAGGTCGTTGTCCGCCGTTTCGGTCTTGCCTGTGAGCTTGTTTCGAAGCTTGGAGAAGACGTAGCTGGGGCCGGGGGAGAGTTGCGTTACTGTGGTGGCGTATCCGGCTGTGAGTCCTGTGGTGATGACCGCGGTCCACCATTCGGTTTTCATTTTGTTGGCCTTTCGTTGTTGTTGATGGTTTCGGTTGGGGTTTAGTGGATTTTCCCGTCGAATAGTACCAGTGGGTATTTGATGGGTTTGTTCTGGTTTTTCGCGATAGTGCGGATGATGGTTGCGGTGGGGCTGCCTGATGATATGACTCGGAGTTGTTTCTGCATGCATTGTGCTGCCGTGCGGCATGTGTTGAGGAATGCTGCATCTTCTGGCTTGCATGTGGGGCAGCCGTCGAAGAGTACGTACAGGTCTTTGCTTTTGAGGAGAGTGTCGATGGTCATTAGAATGATGCTCCCGTTGCTTCGGTGATGGTGTCGATGATGTGTAGGATGTTGAGTTGTTTGCGTTTGTGGTCGGCGATGAGTGGCTTGATGTCCTTTCGGTGTACTGGGATGATTTGGTGTCGTGCGTCGCCGTAGACTCGTGGGTCGTACATGCTGAAGTAGAGGGTTTCGAGGGTGTCGCAGACGACGAAGTATTGGAGGACTTGGGCTCGGTATGCGCTGGGGATGAAGTCCATGCCGGTGGCGTTGAGGCTTGTGGCCGTTGCGGGGAGTACTTGTGCGGCTGCGTCGGCGATGTCGTCGGGTAGGGTGTGGTGGCGGATGAGTTGTGTGTGGATCATCCATGGGATGACGGCTTGGAGGTGGTAGGCGCTTCCGAGGCTTTTGCATTCGATGGCCCATGTTGGGTTTTCGGATGCTTGGTAGGCGTCTGGGCTGCAGGCGATTCGGTTGTCTTCGTCGTTTTCCCAGATGCCGCAGTCGGTGATGCAGTCTTTTTGCCGGTATCCGAGTTGTTGGAGGGTGAGGTTGATGTTTTCTGGTTCGAGTCGGTGTCCGCGTTCCATGGGGTTTTCTCCGTCTGGTTGTTCGGCCATGGTTTCGGCTAGGAATTTCCAGAAGTCGATGCCGACTTTGAGGCGTTTGTTTTTGGCTTCGGTTTCGGTGAGTAGTTCGTCGTATTTTAGTGCTGCTCGGTAGTGTTCTTCGGTTTCGTCTCTGGTGGTTGCTTCTTTTGATTGTTTGAGTGCTTTGTTTCGGTATTCGAGGATTTTTTTGGTGTCGATTTGCTGGTAGTGGTCTAGGGCTAGGCTGCCGCTTTTGGTGCCGGTGATGCGGCCTAGGCGTTCGTTGAGCCATGCGTTGGTGTTGTTGGCTTGTGATAGGTTGATGATTTTCATTGTTGTTCCTTTCTTGGAGTGATATTAATATTATATCACGTGGGGATGTGAAAGGGATACCGGAGTGTCGTCTGCCGTACTCATCCGTTGTGTCGTGGATATGATAAAAGCCCCGACGTGGTGTCGAGGCTTATCTGTTTCACATCTTGTTGATGGCGTCCAAGAGCTTTGTCAGGTCGGATTGGGTGATCCCTCTCCAGCCTTTGACAGGCCGGTTGAGTGTACCGCTGATGAATTCGCCACGTGCTTCGCCGGGGATGGCGTGGGTGTCCATGGCTTTGACGAGCGTCGCGTATTGGTCGGCTCCGATTGGCTTGTCTGCGGTTTCGTACTGCTGTCGGGCGTAATTTCCGTCGTCGTCCTTGTCGGGAAAGATGCCGAGGATGGTGGTGAGGCTGTAACGGCGTGCGTAGGTGATGGCGCTTCCGACCTGTTGTGGGTCTCCTGTGACGAAGAATGGGTATTCGCAGACCGTCATCTGGTCGGTGTCGTCGAAGATGATGGTTTCGATTGTACCGAGGGTCTGGCGTCCGTCTCCAGTGCCGTTGAAGGTTACTTTTTGGGTGAATGCGAGCCCGTGCTTTGCGAAGATCGGTTTGATGTTCTTGAGGAGTGTGGCGAGGTTGAGGTACTTGTATGTGCGTTTTCCGGCGGTGGCGGTTTCGTCGGTGCTGAAGTTTGGGACTTCGTTAAGGACTTCGGCGAATTTGCGGTTGAGGTTGTTGTTTCCCATTTGTGGCTCCTTTTGTGGTGTTGCCTGTCAGTGCTTGTAGATTGGGTAGACGATGGTCATTGGTGTTGATTCGGTGACGTTATTGTAGATGGCTTCGAGGGTTTCCATGCCTCCGATGTTGTATGCCTGCGTGTAGAAGCCGATGCGTTCCGGATTGTTCTTGGTGAGCGTGTAGAGGTAGCATGCCCATTCCGCGCCGTTGTGGTCCCATTCGTAGTCTTCGAAGGCTTGTGAGTAGTCGTCGAGGGTGACGTATTTGTGGTTTCCTACGTGGTAGATGATGCCTTTGGGTGTATGGTCGGTGTCGTAGTGGCTTTTTTGGTCGAGGCGGACGTCGATGGAGTGCATCATTGTTTTGACTTCGTCGGTGGTGATGGCGTTCATTGGTTTGCTCCTTTTTGTGTTTTCCAAGCTCTTTGCTTGATATGTCTAATATATCACAATGCGGCGTGTGCCCAAACGCGACACGCCGCAAAGTTGATCGTTACCCGCTTTTATCGTCGCATATAGGCGATGAACACCGTGAGTGCGAGGATCAATGCCGCGAGGATGTCATCATTCGTTCCCATGCCTTGTCCTTCTCGTATTGTTTGATGACGGCTTCAATCTCCGGTTTGCAGCATTGGGGGATGAGCGGCGCGAATTCGTTGACGGTCAGGCCGTCCTCATGCCATTTGATGATCTGGTTCTTCAGTGTTTTCTTCATTAGTGGTTCCTTCTTACTGCTGAGTAGAATCCGGAGCTTTCCTGGTGGACTTGTCGGACGGTGTCTTCGTCCATGTTGAGAATTTCGGCGGTCTTTTCGACTGACTGGTTGAGGTCGAAGAGGTAGTGTTCGATCAGGAGCCGGTCGAGTGGGACGTCATACAGCTTGTGCATTGTTTTCTTCTTCTTTCATCATTCGGTTGATTGCTTCGATGACCAGGTGCCAGTCGCTTCGTCCGATGCAATACCATGCGGCTCTTTCGAGGTCGGTGGTTGATGCTACGAGTTTGCGGATGATGAGGCCGCACCTGCCGGAGTTTTCTGTCTTTTCGTGTCTTATGGCGGCTTTCCGTGCGTACCATCGTGCTTTTTTCAGGTCTTCAATGGGGTTTCCTTTGTCTTTGTATCGCCATAGGTATTTGATGACGTTGCCGGTGCAGAAGTATTGGCGTTTGGCGAGAAGGATGCATTCGAAGCCTATGTCGCGGCCGTTGTAATGCGTTGGATGGTTGATGTTGTCTGTCATTTGTTTTCCTTTCGATGGCTGGGTTTGTTTTTGGTCTTTTCATCGTTCGTTGGTACGCATGACAACGACCATGCCGAGGAATGGTGCGGGTCCGCCTGGGTGCCGTTCGTTTCGAATTTCAGTCGCCCTTTGAGGAATCGAATTCCCACACGGTTGAGGATGTAGTCATGGAACCATTTTGTGTCGGTGCGTGCGGGTATCAGCATGACGACGGTGGTGTTCTTGCGGCTGGCTTCCTTGCTGCTTTTGCGGACCCAGTCGGCGATTGCCCCTACCGTATGGTGGATTGCAGAATACCGTTTCGCCACCCCATTCGTGGTCGAAGGCGCTGTCTTCGAGAGTGTAGTATTTCTGACATTTATGGTTGGTTTCGCTACTTGCCGCGTTCAGGGTGAAGCGGAATTCGTCGTCCAGGCTGCGGAATAGGTCTGTGGGTGTTTCCCAGTCCATTCGGTTGGATATGTAGGCTGCGCCGCCTGCGCTGGTGAAGCTGTTCGTTGTGGTGGTCATTTGTTGGTTTCCTTTTCTTGGTTTTCGAGTTTTTTGGCTTTGGCTTTGGCTCGTCGGATGCGGGCTCGTTCGGTCTGTTTTCGAGTGTATTCGGCTTTCTGTTCCTGGGTCATCGCATGGTATCGTGCTCGCTGTTTGGCGAGCATTTTCTCCCTCCATTCGGGGTCGGTGTGGTAGTGGGCTCTGGCGGCTTCGCGTTTCTTCTTCAATGTTTTCGGGTTGCTGTGGTATTCTTTCTGTTTTTCGGCGTAGTGTTCGGCGTGTGCTTCCCTCCATTTCTTGTTTGCTTCGGCGCGTTCCTCTTTGTGGCGGTGGTAGTAGCGGTAGTCGCTGATCTTGCGTCGTTCTTCGGCTGAGGGCTGGCGGTTACGCATTTCGTTGATCCAGTCCATCATGTTCTGGTCGTTGAGGTCGACGGTGACGGGTTCTTTTGTTTTCCTGCCCATTGTGTTCCTTTTCTTTTTCAGAAGCAGAGTGTGATGATGGTTGCGAGTTCTTCTGCGGTGATGTTCAGGTCGTTTTTGTCGAATAGTGTGCTGGTTGCGAGTGCGGTTCCTTTTTCATTGAATAGGACCATGTCGATCAGGCCGTCTTCGACTGGGGTGATGTACAGTTTCCTGGTTGAGCCGTGTTTGGTTATTTCGTATGAGGTCTCATCGCAGAGGCTGATGGTTTCTATCGTGTAGGTTTCCTCGGTGGTGTTTAGCGCGTTGGAAATTTCGGTGGTGAATTGTTTGATGTTGAGGTTCATTTTTGTTTCCTTTTTTGTATGTTGTTTAGAGGCTGCTGATGATGTAGTCGGCGATGTCTTCTGGGGTGGAATCGCCTAGGGATCCGGCATGGAAGACGCGATAGGTGATCAGTGAGTCAGGTCCGTCGTATAGGTGTATTTCGGTGTCG